AATTCCTCTAGCTGATGTATACTTCGATCACGAATCTTTTGCATCTGATTACTGTCTTTATAGTCTTCTACGTAAGTGGAAGGGTCTTAAAACAGGAATCGATACTAAAGCGGAAGCTTTAGCATCTTTTAGATTAGCAGAAGATAAGTGTCGTGAGACGAACGCCCGGCTTCGCAAATGCGAACCATCAATTGTTGACCCGATAATTCATCGCGCCCAGTTGTATGTTTCTGCAGTTCTTAGCACTTTAAAGCGTTCATCACTCGAAAAGTTCGAAGATTGGGGTCCGGGTGCTACCACAGATCTTATCAGATCTGCAGCATATCCGGATACAAAACTAGTGAAACTTCCGATCCCGGTCTCGAGCTCGTGTCTCGCTCTCTTTAAAAGTCGTATCGAATGTGACCTTCATTGGTCCTTCGCTATTTTAGGATCCTTCCCCGAAGGGCCCTATAGTCTTTTGAAGAGTTGCTTTTCGGTGACGAATAGCAGCACGATCGATACCGTACCCAAAAACGCAACGACAGATCGAACTATAGCAATCGAACCCCGAGGGAACATGTTCCTTCAAAAGGGTGTAGGTGGCTATATTAGGTCTCGTCTGAAGCGTTTTGGTGTCGACCTCAATAGGCAAGAGGTTAATCAAGAGTATGCGTCAAAAGCGCAGGCACTTGGTTTGGGCACTATAGATCTCTCTATGGCGTCCGACACCGTCTGTACCGCACTAGTGCGGGAGCTGTTACCATTCGATTGGTTTATCTACCTCGATAGCATCCGCTGTCGTAGTTACTCATTCCGTGGTGATGAAAATCACTATTGGTTTGAGAAGTTTTCCTCTATGGGAAACGGATTTACTTTCGAATTGGAATCCCTTATCTTTTGGGCTTTAACCAAAGCCTCGCAGGATGAGGGTAGCATCACATCTGTGTACGGAGATGACATCATATGCGAGCAATCGCACGCCCATACTGTAATCTCAACCCTTAACTGGGCTGGTTTTACAGTAAACGATAAGAAATCTTTCCTAACTGGAAGGTTTTTCGAATCGTGTGGGCGCCATTATTTCGATGGCATTGATGTTACGCCGATATATCAGAAGGAAGTCTTCCTCGATGCTGCCGGATTTATCCGGTTTGCAAATAGGTTAGCACGTTACCTTCTGAGAAGAACCGGTGAAGCTTCAGAGATGCATCCTATATGGCGAAAGCCCTATGAGTTACTTCTCGATAGCATATCACTTGGTCCACAGACTCCTTTTCTGCCTTTCGGCAGCGAAGGGGATGAGGGCATCCTTATAAACGCTTCTCGACATGTCCCTGAGAAGACATGCCGAAACCGCGGATATAGGTTTCAAGTTGCCCTTGCTCGACAAAATTCCATTCCTGGAATCGAGTCGGCTATGCTTGCCTTAGCTTTCAGGCGCAGCATCGTGGTGGAGTTACCGTCCTACGGTAATATCCCTTCGCGATCAGGCGAAAGCGACCCATGCTTGCGCATGGGCAGCCGATGGATTGAACCATCATGGGAGTACTACCTCCTCTAACGTGTGAGAGGA